ATTCAACTGGACTCTCTGTCCTTAGGATAGAGTTAGGGGGTGCTGCCTGTGGTATCTCAATCACTGCTTGTTCTTGTGGATTAAAGTATTCGTCTTCCACCAACGCAGGGTGGTTCTCAGCAAAGTACTGATAGAGTGCTTCGTTCTTACCAACCCGTTGCCTACGGATATAGTAATCGTTATGCCAAGCATGAATACCACTACTGCTACCGAGCACACAAGAACTAGTGCCACTAGGCTTAACCGTGGTACATCTCGCAGCTGAATTAATTCCCAACAGCTTAGCCACTCTTTTGTTTTCGTTAACAACTTCAAGTGCCGCTTCCTCTAAGTTAAACTTAAGTACAGCACCAGACCCAATGCCTGTTTGGCCTACACCAATGAGTGCATCTCGTTGACAAGTCTCTTGCCATTCAGGTCGTAGGTAATGGAAGTCTGTGTACCCTGCTTGCAACGTACCAATTAGAGAAGCTGCTCGTGCTCTACTGTTCAAGTCTTCTTGTGATGTAACATTAGAAGCATTGAGTTCAGTGAGGTTACACATTTGGTATGGACGTAAGCCAATCTCACAGCAAGGGTTAGTGCCCCAGTCTTTATCATTAGTAAAGTAAATCCCTGGCTCACCTGAACCTGATAGCTCTACACGTTTCCATAGCTTCTCGAAAGCTTCCTTAGTAATCTTATGTCTAAGCATTACTGCTGAGTTGTTAGACCTAGCACGTTGAGGGTTCTCTTCCCACCAGTTACCAGCTTTACAAGCAAGCATGTCTGCGTCATCCATAGAGAACAAGGAGATCATAGCTGCCCTACGTATACCACCTGTAAGCACAGCATCAGCGATGAAGCACATCATGTCATGGACTTCTAGTGTAGTAAGCTTACGACCAATAGCCTCATCAAGTGTAGACCTTAGCTTGTGTATGCAATCCTTAAGAGGCTGAGGCCCCGGTGCTTTACCACCAGTAGTGATAAGCATAGCACCCTTAGGTCGGATGTCACGGTAGTCAAACTCTACATCCATAGTGCCGTTGAAGTAAGACTCACATAGAACCTTGACTGCATCAGCCCACCCTTCAATGTTATCTGACACAAGGAACCTACGCTTGCGTACCTTAGGCCCTGATACTTCAGGTAGTTTACGGGTGTGATGACGTTGCACTGAGTAACCCACACCAGTACCACCAAGTAGTAGGAACATAGTCTCTGCGAAAGCTTCTGTACTTTCTACTGGTAGGTAGGCACAGTTATAGATTCGGTTAGGTGCCAGCTCGATAGGTGCGCCACCAAATTGCAAGGCTCTCATAGAAGGTAGTACTTTCTTATCATAGACAAACTTATATGCAGACTCAATTTCGTCTACCATAGTAGGGTACTTACGCATATGCATTTCTTTGTTACGTGTTACTAGCTCATCCCAAGTTTCCCTACGCTCCAACTCAGGTATGTACTTTGCATACTTGCTGAAGACAGTTATGTCTGATAGGATTTTGTTAGATGTGTTCATTCTCTTCCCTTCTTTAGATAGGTTCTTATACGATTAAGAGCACCGAAGTCATCCTTCAGTCCACCTAATGTTCTATTGCATGAGTGGCATAGCCACCCTCTAAACTTACTGGTCAAGTGATCATGATCCAAAGCCCAAGGGGATTTGTTTACACCACCACAACCTGCAGCTTCCTCTTCGTTTCTTAAACAGATAGGACACTCGTAGTCATCAGGAGGCGTACCCATTTCTTTATGAAGTGCATCTCTTACCTTAGACACAGACCTTACGCACAGCCTACAAGATGTCTTACGATATCCTCTACCGCTTTCCATAGAGAACTCAGTCTCATCTTTCTTAACTCTGCACTTAGTACATGTCTTATATTCTACGTCTACTAGAACAGCATCATCCTTAGCTACAAAGTTTATGTAGCCTGCAGGTTCCTTAGACATATATTCATTAGACTCTACAGATACTAAGGGTACTGTCTGTCCAACAAGAGAACTGTACCACTTGTGACCATCATTACATTTAATTATCTTTATCTTCTGCATCTTTATCCTCACCTTTTAGGAGCCCGAAGGGCTCTACTGCTTCCTCAGGTTTGTCTTTCTTACCGAAGATAGCATCCCATGATTTAGAGTACGCTTCTTTTTCTTTCATAGGCCGTGGCCTTGAACCCTTGCCGGACATGGCTACTCCTTTTTATCTAACATGTTTTCTATTAGTGTTGCGTAACCGGAGATGTCATGCCAACTATCAGCGTAGTTAGGATCACCATTAATAATACGGGCAACCTTGTGCTGTATCATTTCAATTGATTCTTGCTGAGCTTCATTGAGATTGCACCAACCAGAGTGCCCTCTCATTGCATGCTTTAATCTTTGACACAGTTCACTCTGGGTTTCAAAGGATCCGTACCTGTTACCACGTTGTATCAGTGTGCTTTGTGTATCAGTGGGTTGCATTCTTAGCCTTCTCCTCTAATGATTGGATACAATCTAACGCATAAGCAGATAGTTGAAACGCTTTACTATCCTCCTCTGCAAGATGAAGACCATCAGACTCTATACTAACAGAGACTGACTCTTTATCTTCTGAATCATTTAACCTTATAATATAATTAGCCATTACTTTTCTTCTCCGAGATACTCTTCTGTGTATACGTTACCCCAAGTGATCACCATACAAGGTAACATTATAACTATCCCTTCGAAAGGCATAGCGGTTACCTCTTGTTTCTCCTCGTTGAATACCCACACAGGTCTGCTGTCACAGAACTCAATGTCAATACCAGTGCCTGATCTAAACTCACAGGTAATTAATTTATTAAATAGTTTAATGCTCATACGTTTGTGTCCTCACAAAGGTTTGTCTAAAAATGCATGTAAGCAGGTGTCGGTTGCCGAAAAATGCATGTAGTCAGGTGTCGGTGTTGCAATAAAAAGAGGGGCTCTAGGCCCCTGCTTCGTTACTGCTACCACTTATCCTATCCATCTCTGCCTTCAGTTCTTCATCTGTTAAGTCAGTGTAATCAAAGTTAGTGTTGATTGTTTCTGATCGTTGAAGTTTAGGTTGCTCATACTCAGCTACTATAGATGCTAACCTTGAAGCCTCAACCATATCATCAGCACCAATTGCTTTGATCATAGCTAGTTTCATAACAGTTAAACCTTTAGGGATTGAATCCATTAGGCTATCAGATAGGTTGTTAACTAATTTAAGAACATCTTTCATTTGTTCTTTCATTAGATCATTCTTTAACCTAGCTTCATCAGCTTTCTTACACATCATTTCCATGTGTTGCTTATCATGTCTTGGTTTAAGATTAGCTAATGAGTTAGGGTGTATCTTCTTCTTGCCATCGTTTACATCTTCTTGAGTAAAGACTTTCTCTTCAGTAGACATTGTATCCTCCTTCTAGGGTGCCCTCTATAAGGTACTTAATTGCCTAGAATCCTACACAACACCTCTCAGTTACGTTGTAAGACAGATAAAAGAAACCCCTCCCAACCTATTACTAAGTTGAGAAGGGCTCTTAGGCTCTAATCTATGGCGTTCTACCTACGTTTATCACGTAGATCTAGTAGCATTAACACACCAAAGAATAGTGTTATAAGAATTATCATATAGTCCTTGATAATCTTATCCCAGTTTGGGTACTTAGTTTAAGACATGAGGCATAAACTATTAGTACTTAGAACTGAGTGTCATCTGCTTCTGAATCATCAATATCAAAGTCAACTGAACCAGTGTACTCGATTAGGTCAGTGATCTGGATTGCAGTTAGGATAGTAGATATACCCTGACGACCAGCTACATCGTATTCTCTACGATATACTTTAACATTACCTTTAGATCCATTGCCAATCTTAATCTTAGCGTCAATCTTTTGCTTCTTACCATCGACTAGCTGGACAGGGTCGTTAGCTTCCCCATCTTTACGCACAGCTTTACGTTTCAGGTTGATAGCAACTCGACTTGGATCATCTTTGACTGGCTTAACGTTACCAAATCCACTAAGTTCTTCGCTTCTATCTGCGGATACTACTAGTTGACACTCCCATTGTAAGGTTCCAAACGGATCAGTGGGGCTATCAGGATCTACTTTGACATAGTTAAGAGTTACATCACGGATGATTGAAGTTCCAAGAATTGCGGTCATATTTTATTACCTTATGTAGAATTAAATAGTTTGAATTCTCTTGACTTAGGTTGCTATTGCTTTAGATTAAATCTTTAAGTCTTACTTCTTTATGTTCATTCCAGTTGCCAGACTCAATGGTCGGGCACTTATCGTACCTATCATCGTCTAGTGTGTAGATGTATGTGGTACCTAAGGCTGTCTCAATGAGTTCTCTTTCGTAGAAGTTACTCTCACCCTCACCACGGTACCCCTCTAATCTATCCAAGCGAGAGAGGGTTGCATCGTCTATCTCGTACACCTCTACGAGAACTCTTTTATTACCTGATCGGATACCGGGGAACCCACCTAAGGAAAACATTTGATAGTTAGGCGCAGTGAATACAGTACCTACCATTTTAGAGTTAGATAACAGTACGTTGTTACCATTACCCTTACGTAGTGTACCGTATACTGCTACCTTATACAAATCATTTAACATATTAACCCTCCACTAAATGTATTTGACTACTAGGTAGGTCTAGTTCTATGTGGCATCGTAAGGTATCATCTGACCTAGGGGAGAATAGCACACGACATGTGTCCTCTTGTACTTTCCAATCGTACAGTATAAAGTCACACATAAGGCCTGATAGCTCTGATATTGTATGGTAATTGTTAGCTCCATTCTCAGTACCACCTTCTAAAACATAATCAACTATATAACTTTTAATGACATCAGATAATATTACTGAGTCTCCAATAGAGTTATAGGTTATCCTTTCATTAGGGGCTGAGCTTGTTAGTAACTGTGAAGTTCTACGAAGGAAAGTTTTCTTAGCTTCTACCTCATTAAACATGGTGTTAAGGTCTTCAAGCGTCTCTTCAAAGTTATCGATAGGTAAACTTTGACTCCATTTTATTTGAGCTTTATTGGTTAACATAGACTTTAAGGCTCTCTTGTACCGCTCGATACCCTTAATGCTTGTTAACCCACACGCAGTGTTGACTTCTATTACAGTAGCTTTACCACGTCTTTCATTCCATATAACATCTACAGCTCCGAAGTCTAAGCCCAATGCAACAACAGCTTTAACAGCCTCAGATTCTACAAGAGGATTAGGGTTTAAGCCTTCAGTTACAAAGATGAATCCATTAGCAGTGTTACGTATTTGGTAGTCAACGATACGACTATCACTATATCTTGGGGCTTTACGTTGTAAGAAGATAGCCTCTTGGCCTACAACATGGACACGGTACTCGTCTCTCTTCTTCATATACTTAGTGTATAGAGGTGCTTTAGGTACAGCATCCTTAGCAAGTATACTTTCGTCATAGCTTATTAATTCAAGGCCATCACCAGAGTGACCTTGCATTACGTTACGTACAACTACATCGTTACCTTCAGTGTACCATCGTCTTGCAACACTGACCTTAGATGTCCAGTCTGGTATAGACACAGGGCTATCTTGATTAGCATCGTTGTACTGTTCGATAGCCTTAAAGAAATCTAACTTATGAGATGCTAATCTTACGTTCTCTGATACGTTGTACACTTTAACAGAGGGTAAGTGTGACAGGTTAGTTGTTGAGTTACCCCAGTTAATGATGCTAGTGTTAGGGTTATCAACTACCCTTGAGTTAGTTAGGTTCATTCTTTTACAACCCAGTTCATTAGCTATTACAACAGCAGATTTACTGGATGATTTGTATGGAAGTACTAATAGTTTACTCATCTAAATGCCCTTTGGTTTATGGTTGACGCTAGCGCAGCGTCTTTTGATAGTATTTTATCTACGATTTCAGGCCTACCTACGTTGTTAACATCACCCTCTATGATCTCTGCTAGCCAAGGTTCTCTTATGATAAGGATATCTTTTCCTTTATCATTAATAACAGATTGTACTATGCCTGTGTAGTACCCAGCAATAGAGTCATTGGGCTGTGCATAGCACTTGATAGTCATAGGTACTTTGCAAGTACTTACACCTAGTAGGGTACCCAAAGTTTTAGATGATACAACATCAGGTAACCCGTGTGTGTAGAACTCAACCTCGTCCCCTATCTTAAGGTTGTAAGACGATAAAGGGTTTGCTGCTTTATAACTTTTAATGTTCCATGATTGATACGAAGGGCTAGTTATTACTTTCTTAGGTGCTAACTTAACAGTTCTAATAGTGAGTTCTATATTAGTCTTAGACATATCGAAGGTAAGCAGTTCACCAGCCTTAACTTCTTTGATGTCATACTTGATACTGTTTCTAGTTAGAGCTGCCTCAAGCATGAATCTTTCAGAAGCATAATAGTAATTACTTTTCTCTTTATCTATAGCATACCACATAGGTCGCTCACTGTTGCGTACTATATAGAACTTAAGTTCATGGTCATTGTACCAAGTCAAAGCAAAGGCACCGTGAAGTTTACTTATAACCTCTTCAGGTTTTTTTGCTAACCCCATAGCCCATGCGATATTCTCACTGTCCACTTCAAAGTCTTTATGATCTGGTAGTGTAGTTTGATCAGTCAAGGTACCGTTGTGGCATAGGGTCACGTTACCATAGGTGAATGGGTGTGCGTTGTCATCATTGATACTACCTTGGGTTGCGTACCTGTTGTGACCCATCAAGAAGCTACCCGATATACTACTGATCAAGGTGTTTGCTGCATCTAACTGTAAGAAATCACTTGACATTAGTGCACGTTTGTACACACTTACTTCGTTATCTTTGTTGTCAGTAGCAACACCAGTACTATGAGGGCCTCTAAGGGCATCCATATATAACAGTTGCTTGAACACTTTGTTCGTTTGAAAAGTAAGACTGTTTGATACTACCCCTACTAGACCGCACATAATTTATCCTTTATCTTATCCAATTGGTTGCCACCTTGTAATGATTCTATTAGATTACGGTGGGTTGTGTTCATTTTAGTGTGGTGTATTATATCTTCAGCTACCCACACACCTTCATATATCTTATTACGTACACGATTAGCAGCTTTTATGTTAGGCACTAATAGTTTATCACCAAAGACTTCTCTAAGCATTGCGATGTGACCGCTAGTACTCAGTAGTTTAGGTAAGTCTGACAGGTTGTTGTCATACATTTGAACCCACATCTTTAGAGACAAGAGGTGGTTGATCCAATTGATAAGGGTACCGCTGTCACATGTACCACGGTGACCACGGAACTCTAAAGAACCAAAGTTAATGACAGACAACAGGTTTACACTAGAGTACTTAGTCCAGTTACGTGACGTTAAGAACTCAGGCCCGTTTTCTATTAGGTTTATTAGCTTAGACACTTGGTCTTGACCACGATACAGAGACAAGGAATAGATACTCTCATCCCTCTCTTGACCACAGACACTGAACAGGTAAGGTTCTACCATAGCATACAGTATCACTAGGTTTAGAAGTTCGTTCCAAGTCATATCTCTAACGTCTACGTGAACATGCACAGAGGTACGTGCTGAGAAGTTCTTTTGAGGTATAGATGTCAACACTTTGTCTAGTGCTACCAGTCTACGACATGCACCAGCACCGCCAATAGGCCCTTTGAATACAAACTCAACGCCATTCTCACGGAGAGATCCGTCAGTAGTGCAACGCCATCCGGGTACGCTTATCATTCTTTGCATCTGTTCTACTTCAACTTCGACACCTATCCTAGTGTTAGATAGTAGTGCACCTGTCTTAGTCTTATCATTTTTATAAGGTACTGCTTCGCTGTGCTGCCACAGTGATTGAATTGTGGAATCCATTTGGGACAACCCTCTTTAGTATAGGAATGATGTGGCTTACCTCTGGTACTATAGATATACTGTTGTCTTTTACGATACCAACAGCATGCTTCTTATAGTATAACAGTGGTGTCATTACACCAAATCGATTAGAGATACAAAAGTTAGATGAGATTGCTCTAGCTACACTACTGCCAGAGCTAACAGATTCTATGGCTTGCATGTAGGGTGTGTACTCAGGTCTATACAGTAGTTGTATGTCTTCTGAACTAAAGCTACTTGCTCTGTATCTTTCAGAAGTAAAGGATAACTCTTCAAGTATAGTAGAGTCAAAGACAGTGGTAGCTAGGTTAGATAGTCTTAACCCTTTCTTCCATTGACGTTGTGCTATCCTCTTGACAAAACACACATGATCTCTCACGTTAACCATACCTAACTCAGGCCATTGTAACTTGTACTTAACTTTAGGATCATCCTTACCTACAACAAAGACATCTTCATTGAATCTTTTAAAGCTTAGTATACATCCATTCATCTCTTGGTTGACGTTTATCAACTGAGCAGGGTAGTAGTCATCATCGTCTCTTGTTTTAATTTGAATGTAAGTGTCTAAGTAGGTACCGCTTACATCTCTAGCGTTAATATCTTTGAATGGATTGTTCATTAAGCAATCCTCTGTATACCTAGCTCATCTATTATTGCACGAGCAGATTGTTTGTCACTCTTATTAATAACTTTGTTAAGAGTTTTATTATCCACTAACTCTAGGAATTCAGGTAACATACCTAGATTACTAGTGGCCCATAGGGTAGTGTCGTACACCCAAGACATGAGATCATCAGAGCTTAACCAGAAATTACTGAGAGATCTATACTCGACACCGTAAGGTTTGTATCTCATTGATCCTGCTTTACCATACAACTTACGTCTCTGATTGTCAGGGTCTACCTCGATAGATGGTAAGCCTAGTACAAAGTCTAGCATCTTAACAAGAGCGATACTGTCTGCTTTGTTGGGGTCATCATAGCCTACATGTACGTGACCACCTGCAGTTCTTAAGTTAACCTTAGAGCCTTGAGGTCTTGGCATTTCACGTCCACTCCAAGCATTCCACTCAGCACTACAACCAAATTCCATAGCCATAGGGCCATAGCTTTCGAGCTCACCTTTGTCGAACATGTGACTAGCAATGATGACTGGTTGTAAGTCTTTGTTTTCTAAGATGTTTTTAAGAGATGACATAACAGAGTTCATATTGTAAAGGAACTCTATCTTATTACTGGCAGGGTTGATGTTAAATTCTGCTAGGACATTGTCTTCTTGAACACCACCGTCTGTTACTGGACGAGGGAAATCTTTACTACCACCTACGTTACCTATAGCAGATGTTATGGTACCGGTATGATTCGCTACGAATACCTCAGGGTCTGCACCCACTGTTACGTTTTCCAATTTAGATTTATGTAGCATGTTAACTCCCTTAGGATTCAATTAACTTTATGAGTTGGGCTATTTGTTCCTTGTCCATTGCCAGATCATGTCGTCTTCTATAGTCTAGGTTACTATGCTTGCTTACATCTTCTAGCCCTAGTATATCCTTAGCTACACGGGCTTGAAGGTTACCTGTCCGGTATGATGAAGCGGGTTTCTTACAGAAGAACCTACCTAAAGCTTTGGGATCTGTAGTAGCGTACCGATTGTAGTGACTCTTATCTCTGAAGTAATCTTGTGTACCACCGAAGAGTTCTTTATCGTAGTCATCGCACAGTAATCTATTAAGCATTATCTTAGCACCGATTATGCTAAAGTACTGAGGGTATACGATAGTGTTCTCACAAGAATACAAAGGGGATATTGAATCTAAAGGTGAGCATTCAGGGTTAAAGCTTTCGGTGTCTATTATATCACTAGCTTGTTGGCTATTGATAGCGAAGGATGTTACTAGTGCTGTGTCAGGGTTAGTGTCATGTTGTTTCATCACCCTATCCCACACCCTTACGATGTTAGGCTGGTACTGCGGGGCTCTAAGGAGGAACAACGTGAGCATCATCCTGTCGGCTGGCATCTCGGTTGTAACCTTTAGACCAGACTTGTACCCCTCTGTTGTGCTGGGTATGTCATCCTTTATACTCTCGGTTATAAAAGGCAGGG